CGCTTCGGAGCGAGATGCTTCGTATGAAGGTCGCACAGGAGAAGCAGTTGCCTGCATCTCTCGTTGATCGCCTTCGTGGTGACACCGAGGAAGAGATGATGGCTGATGCTGACTCTCTCCTGGAAGGACTGAAGGGCGCATTGCCTAGGCCGAAGCCGTCTGCTGAGCAGACTGGCGCTGGTGTCACTGGTGATGCAGACGCCCCATCTGATCCAGCCACTCTAGCGTCCCGCGTTGTGGGACGCCGCTAACTCTCTAAGGAGCACTACTCATGGCTATCCAGTCATCTGGCAAGACCGCTGTTGGCGGTAACAACTTCTTCATCACTCAGCAGGTTGGTCCCGTTGCCAATCAGGCACTCGGCATCCTGCACTGGGCGAGCATCATGCCCCGCCTCCTGTACCGCGACCTCGGTGTGTCGGGCAGCCTCGCTGTCGGCTCGGTGGTCAACGTTCGCAAGCCTGCAACGCTGCAGGTTATGGGCGGCTCTGGTGCAGGCACGCGCGATGCCGCGTTCGATCGCACTAATGGCATCATCACTCAGAACATTGTCGAGTCGACCATTCCCGTCGCTCTGACCGACATCTACGACGTGTCTGTTGCTCTCACTGACGAGCAGGTCACTCTGGATCTCGATTCGTTCGGTTCGCAGGTCACTATGCCCGCCATGCTCGCGATCTCGCGCGCAATGGAGGCCAAGTGCGTTGCACTCCTCGAGACCGTTCGCCACACTGGCGGCGGCGCGACTCCCACGGGCAAGGTTGCGGAGAAGGTTCTGTCTCCCACCGCTGCGGTTGATGGCATCCTCGAGGCTGTTGCTGCACTGAACCAGAATGAGGTCTCCCTCGGTGGTCGCAAGATCGTCGTCGGCACCAGCGTTGCAGCGCTTCTCAAGAAGCAGGACAACCTGCTCCGCGTTGACGCTGCTGGCTCAAGCGACACCCTGCGTAACGCAACCGTTGGTCGCCTCGCTGGCTGTGAGGTCATCGAGAACCCGCACCTGGACCCGAAGAAGGGCTTCATGTTCGCTGACGATGCCGCCGTGTGGGTCTCCCGCGCGATGAGCACCATCGGCGCTTCGAACACCTCCTCTGGTTCGTACGAGTCGGTTGCTGTCCGCACCGTTATCGACCACGACATCAGCAAGAAGCAGGTTGTTGCTTCGTTCGACACGCTCGTTGGTGGAGCCATTCTCGACGCCAACCGCATCGTGCCGCTCGCTATCGCCTAGTCGATACCCCTTGTGATGTGGGGGTGGCCCTAGTGGTCACCCCCGCATCCCATTTACTTACTTCTATTCTGGAGGGCACTAATGGCACCTTTGCCGCCGAACGATCCTAGTAACCTCGCAAAGGTTTCTCATGCCAACGCTGAGCATTCTGCGGTCCACGAGGACGCGAACAAGCGTATTAGTGCTCTTGAGAAGTCCATTGCTGCTGGTATTCCACCGTCAAACGCTGCCACAATTCTTCAGATTGAGACTGACTGGAAGGACATGCAGGCAAAGTTTGCTGCATTTGCTGCACAGGTCTCAACTATGGTTGGTCCTGTCGGTCCGCAAGGTCCGCAAGGTTTGAAGGGCAACGACGGTCGTAGTGTCGTAGTCACGTCTGGCCCGACTCCTCCTGCTACTCCTGGCATGGGCGACATGTACGTGTCGCCCGCCGATAGCAAGGGTCACATCGACGTACAGGTGTATGACGGCACCAAATGGTATTCCATTGACGGGCATGATGGTCGTGATGGCGCAAATGGTCGTGACGGTACGGCAGGCGCCACTGGCGCAACTGGAGCTGTTGGCGCGACTGGTGCCCCGTTCTTGTACAAGGGTCAAATGCCGCTTGGTGCTACGTCACCATCAATCGCGGCGTCTAACCTGAATGTTGGTCACGCTTACCACGAGCAGGGCACCCGTAACCTGTTCATTTCAGACGGTATCAGGTGGGTGCTGTGGCTTGACGCACTGCCCGCTGGTGTTAAGGGCGATCAAGGCCCGAAGGGTGATCCTGGCGAGAACGCTTTCGATTTGTGGAAGAGGCTGAACGCTCGACCTGCCGCAAGCGAGTCTGACTTCTTGTCGGCAATGAAGGGTTCGGATGGTGATGAAGGTCCAATTGGGCCGAAGGGTGATCCTGGCGAGACTCTGAAGGTTCAGGGTGTTGTTGAGGGTGCCCCGTGGCTTCCCAAGGGACCAGCAGCGCTGACTGTGCTGTTCACTAAGGACACGAAGCACCTGTGGATCTATGACCCGTCGAGCCCACTGGCTGCGACTGGCGCGGATGCACAAAGTGCTCCCGCTGGCTGGGTTGACTGTGGTGAGGTTTCAGGCCCCCCTGGTCCGCCTGGTGCTCGTGGACAAGGTGTCGTTCAGGACACTACTCAACTTCCGATCAATCCGCGTACAGGCATGTCGTACTTCGTTCTCGATACTGCGGACGTGATGCGCTGGGATCCTAAGTCTGGCTGGTTCTCTATCGGTCAACCCGGCATCGGTGCGCTGCGCTCACTGCTTGAGCAGGAACTTTCGCGTTTTGCTACTGGTATCTCGCATGGCGAGCCAGTACAGACTTATGGTGAGAAGTCACCGCCGCCGTCGGCTCGCGCAAACGAGTTCTTCATCGTGGGCAATCAGCCAACGGGTGCGTGGGCTGGTCACCAATACGAGCTAGCGTGGAAGACGGGTCGCACACTGCCTGATGGTAGCGACGAGTGGAAGTTCGCGCAGCCGGACAAGGGTGACTCGCATCTGGTGGAGAAGGATCCTGCCGGTGCGCTGTCGTCTTACGCGAACGCGATCATCACATGGTCTGGCACGGGTTGGGTGAAGACAGGTTCACTGTCTGCTGCCGCGCTTGGGTCTGGCTCGAGTGTTGGCATGATCGCGTACTTCCCGAAGGAGGCGGTGCCGCGCGGTTGGCTGGTCTGTAATGGGCAGGCGTTTGATGCGTCGCTGTATCCTGCGTTGAATCAGTTCTTGGGTAAGGCGACTACGCCTGATCTTCGTGACCAGTTCATTCGCACGTGGGATGCGACGAGTGTCGGGACGCAGGCGAAGGCTCCTGGCACGACGCATAATGACACGACGCGCTATCCGCGTAATCGCATCGAGGCGTACGCTAGTGATAGCGGGGCGCATCACCACTCGGTTCAGGGCAAGCGGTACCCGTCGCAGCATGGTTCTGACCAGAATGACGCCAACCCCGGCGGCAACATGGACTACTCCTTCAACACGGATGAGGCTGGCGTCCACTGGCACAACATCGACTGGGACACAGAGACCGCTCCGAAGCACATTGTGCTTGTTGCCGCGATCTGCGCCCTGGACATGGGCCGTGAGGGTGTGCAGGGGCCTGCAGGTTTGCAGGGTCCAGCGGGCGCTTCGGTCAAGGGTGACAAGGGCGATCCTGGTGAGACGCTGAAGATCAGTGGTGTTGTTGCGGATCCCGCATCATTGCCGACGAGTGGTGTAGTGCACTTGGATGTGCGCCTGTCGCAGTCGGACGGTCACCTTTACATCAACGACCCAGCATCTCCTGCTGCTGTTGATTCTGCGACTGCTGCCGCACCTGGTTATGCTGGTGCGCCTGTCGGCTGGGTCGACATGGGTAAGGTGCAGGGTCCGAAGGGTGACACTGGCGAGGCTGGCTCGCTGGTCATCGGAACAGTAACGCCGCTGCCGTCGGGGTCGACTCCAGTGGTCACCAACACGGGTGACACGAAGAACGCGATCCTTGACTTGGGAATACCTGCTGGACCTGTCGGTCTGACAGGCCCGAGTGGTCCTGCTGGTGTTGCTGGCCCTGCTGGCACGATCCGCGTTGGCACTGTCACCTCAGCCGCAGACAACGCTACTCCAAAGGTTGTTAACAATGGCACGGTCAACGATGCCGTGTTGGACTTCCAACTGGTGCGTGGTCCGCAAGGCGTAAAAGGTGATAAGGGTGACGCTGGCGTCAACGGTAACACCTTGACTGAAGTTGTAGGTAAGGGTGGTACACCGCCCACTGCTGGCACCTTTACCAAGGGCCAACTCTGTGTTGTTCTGAAATAAGGAGAGACTCATGGCAAGTGCCAACGCTTCCGCGCTTGCGAAGTTGGACTGGACCCCGCCCGCTGTTGATTCCATCTACACGGTGGAACGTGACGGCAGTGGTTTTGTGGCTGGCGTGCCGCTGGTGCGTTTCGCTAACCACTGGTGCCAAATTGCCAGAGCCTACGTGAACACAAACGAAAGTACAGCCCCACCTCGTTGGGAACTGGTGTACGAGGATTCAATTCGTTTGAATCCTACAAGCCTCGGTAACGGGGTGGTGCGGGTCGAGGTTACGAAAGACCACGATCAAAACATTGCTGTGGAAGTCGCTGCTGGTGACGGTCGCAAGCATGAAGGCACCACCCCGTTTACCTTCGAGCATTGGTACGGAAAGTCAGGAAGGTATGAGGTACTTGCCCATAACCCGATTGACGGACAGTACCTGTATGTGAACGTGGATGTGCCTCAGCCCACGTTTGAGCACCATTTGATTCTGACTAGGGTAGGCACCACTACGCCTGAGAAGTGGCACATTGAGGTAATCGTTCCTGATAAGGCTAACGACAGGCTTGCTACGTTTGCGCTGTCCATCAACGGAGTGATGATCGATCCGAATGTCCGTTTAACTAACGGTGTTGGAGCCATTGAGCATCAGTTTGCTGCTGGTGATTCAGGCGACCAAAATGTTGCAATCACATACACAGGCCAGGTCAACACTCTTAGCGGAGTGATAACTCTCGCCGCCGCTGGTAAGCCTACAGTCACTCACGTTACTCCGTCGTTCGGTAAGCCTGCGGGTGGTAACACGGTGACTGTTGAAGGCACTAACTTTGTTGGGGTCACCTCGGTGCGGTTTGGTAGCGATGAGGGCACCAACATTCAGGTGATTGATACAGAGCACCTTACTGTCGATGTGCCTGCTTCGTTGCGTGAAGCAGCGGTTGACGTGACTGTGGTTGCTGCGGGCGGCGTCGGTATAGATGGTTCCGCTGATGGCTGGTGGACCGCCTGCGCTGGTCACGGACGGTACGGCGATCTTCGCGGTGGGCTTGCAGGGCAACGTTCCCGCGTTCGGCGCGAACGATGCTCGGGCGCAGTTGAGGGCAGCATCTAACGCTGGCACCTACTACCGAATGTACTGCTACAGCGACGATGACACGTGGGATAAAGTCATGAGTTCCGACGGCACGGTCAAGTCGTGGGGCCTGGACCGAGTGAAAAGCACGATCATCAAGGACATCGATCCCAACTCACCAGAAGCCCACTACGGCACGTACTTCTCTGAGACTCCGATCCACCCGTTCAAGTACGGAACGAACGCTGACGACAACTGGACCGACGGTGGCGGTCACGCACCAGAGTTCGGTGGCATCGTCCCCCCGAGGAAGTACTGGGCGCAAGATCAGATCGAGATTCAGGCTGCGACGGGTAACTCTGCCGCCACCGACGCAGTCAACTTCATCGTTGTCATCTTCACCCTCTCGTAGTGGCAGTCTCCGCCAGCGAATTATGTAGTTACTAACCAAGGAGTGTGTTATGGCTGTTGACTCAGGGCTTTTGAAAGCCGTGACTGATCGCCTCGGTCGCCAGCCTGATCCTGCGTGGCTCGAGCAGGCCGCGATGGAGGCGTTTGCCTACATCAGGCTCATCGCACCGTGCCGCAAGAGCGAGTGGCTGGACTGGCATTCAATCCCCGACGGCGTTGGCGCAATTCTGGTTGCGGCGTTGGCGCGTACTGCCGATAATCCTCGCGGATACCGTCAGGAGACAATCGGCGAGTACTCCTACACGCTGGGACCGTCTGGCGGGGGAGCCACTGGAATCTTCTCACCTGGCGAAGCGCGCGTGATTGCGTCAGAGGGGGGATGTGGCGGGTCGCTAAAGACTGTGCAGATGACAACCTCTTACCCTGTCACTCCCGCTGCTCCTACCGATGGTGCGACGATCTAGTCATCGTGGATGTTGACGGAGTGAAGCCGTTGAGTTGGCAGTGGGAGGAGCCCAGCCACGATAACGGTTTCAATGGTCGATGGGTTGGTGCGTAGCATGATTCCCGCCCACCTTATGACGGCTGACATTACGATCCACTACAGGGGTGCGACTGTTCGCGACTCGTACAACCAAGTGGTGCATGTCGGTAAGGGCGGTACGTCAGTTGCTGTCAAAGGCTACTACCGCCCACGCCGCTCTAACACGATCGTGTCGGGCGGTGACGTGCTCACTTCCGATGCGTCAATCATTTTGCAACCTTCCGTGTCGGTCGACAACATTGAGTCGGTGGAGATTGAGAGCCACCGTTTCGAGCCTGACGGCGAACCGATGCCGCACTGGAATCCGTTGAAGAACGAGATCGAGTATGTGCGCATCGACCTGCGGAAGGGGAACAACTAATGGGATTGAACGTTAAGGCCCGCTACGACGATTTAGGGCGTGGTCGAGGCTATGACAAAAAGTCAGCCAACATTACCTACGAGGCAGGACGGCGCGGTGTCGACGCGGGTGCTAGGCGGGCTGCCGATCGTCTCATCGACGCTACGCGCGCTAACTTAGATGGCATCACGGGTGTTGATCAGAATGAAACTGACGCCATAAACACTTACTACGATTCCTTGACTCAGATTGATTCAGGAAAAGTGTTTCAGCGCCGAAAGGTGGCTAAAGGCTCAGACATCTTTGTGACACTGGTTGCTCCCGTTGGCGGTGCCGTATCGGCTAGCATAGTCGAGTTTGGGCGCGGTGACACCCCAGGTTCATACCCGATGACGAAGGCATTGTACGAGATGGGTGGCGAACCGTGACCCATCTTGACCCTGTTGTGGTGATGGTGCGCACTCTGCTCGCTAACACCGCTATCAATACTCAGGTGTCGGGCCGCATTTATGGCGGTTCGATTCCGCAAGGGGCTTTAGCTCCTCTGATTCTT